CCTCTAGTTACGCAAGACAACAAGACCATCTATTACATTTCAGGACAAGTTGAGAAAGTCAGAAAGTTTGACGGTGTTCAAGAAACCGGAGACTAGTACGGTTAAGAAATTCTCAACGCTTACAACAAAGATGGCATGCGATGCTTTGAGACCAACAAGAGAGAGGTAGTGCTAAGAAATCCCTCAATCACAAGAGACGCGCACTACGCCATTGTCAAATTGGCATCTCAAAGCGTTCAAACACCTTCCGTCCGTGCAGCCCTAGGGGATAAACTCTTGCAGGTAGTGGAGGATAATTGGGGCTTATCAGCTGTGTCGCGTTAGAGCAGGGCCTATGAGAATGTATAAGCACATTGGGCCCTCGAACATGCCAACGCTGAAGCACACCACAGAGCTATGCCCATTTTCGAAGATATTCCACAAACCACCTTTGATGATGACAGCGTCTTCAAGACTGTCGCTGAGTATGATTAAAGAGTGTGGTTGTGGCAGGTCACTTCACTCCCCTTCTGGTAACTCACCAGCTTGGGCCTTAATACTTTTGTACCACATTAAGCCATGCCACTCACGTTGGGATTGATCGCCGCTGAAACACTAATCAGTGGCCTCTAAGTGAATGTCTTCCGGCCATCATTGATCCGCAAACTACGAGACTAAGACAAGGTCGAGAGCGATCATCAAGGCAACAAGACATAGTAGAAGATTGATCCCGAGAGAATTGAACAAGAGATTCAAAACAAAGTACACTATAAATAGTGGAACCAAGTGTGCTAAAACAATTGCATACTGGGACACGAATCACTAGCTGGGTTTACTTACGTTGACCGCCCTGATCCCACGTTTCTCGCGAAAGGGCTTTATACTAAGATTGAAAAGAAACCCGCAAAAAGACTCGGTGAAATGATTCAAGACATGGCTCAAGAAGAAGTACAAATGCCTCAGTTGGATGAGTGGGTGATTCGCGGCACCTAAGAGATTAACTCACCCTAGGAGTTCCCAATGGCCCCAAAACCACCAAACAAAAATCCAGAAATCTCCCTGAAGCCCAATGAGATGCAAGCCCTCCAAACAAAGCGGAAAAATAAGACAGTACGCTACCCAATCTCAACCTCAATCTTGAGTCTCCAACGCGCGCGTGAGGATGCATTGACGCGTTTAAAAGAAGATGCGCGCAGGAAACGGGAATCACTCAAGCGAAACAGGATAAAATTGGCCACTGCGTACAAAGAATTCCTGAAACTTGATGGCTTGACCGCTTATTATTAACCGAATACCACGGAGAACGTAGAACACGGGCTTATACACAGGTTGTTTGCTGCTCATCATGGCCGTTCAGAAAAACGCGCTTACGTAGCAAGAGTTCTGGAAGAGTGGATTGCACGCCGAATCAGAGCGGTGCTGAGAGGATCAACTTGGATCCCTCCGGACATTGAGGAATAAATCAAACAACATCCAAAGCGCAAGGAGTACGAAGAAGATCTCAAATAGAACTTCGTTGATAAGTGGGGCAGGGTAAGACCTATGGAGGCTAACGTTAAGGAAAACGAACGGTGCATCAAGGTCGCTGAGAAACCCAATACACGCCCACGTATCACTTTCAATCAAGCCAAAGGCACGAAAAAGTGGATGGTTGGCTTGAACCACATACTCCTTGACTTTATGAGACACTTTTCAGAGTGCCATCGAAACTTCGTCTTTGCTCCAGGCTATAATTCAGAAGAGCTGATGGCCCAAGTTAACCAGCGCCTGCGCTTTTTCAAAAATGGTTCAATAAAGAAAGAAGGCGCATACGATGGCGCATCTTGGGACGCACGCATTGACTAGCTTTTCAAGCGCATAAATGCAGTGGTTGTCCGTGAGTTATAACCCACAATAATGGCGCATAACCCATTATTGGCCAGAGAACTCACATACTGCTGCAACTAGGCTAGCGCTGTAGACGCACATCTAAAAATAGGAAAGGACCAGAACTACTCAGCAATAATACACGTGCTGGGCTGCACTTTCTCAGGCCTTTCTACCAACACCACACATGGTAATAGTTGGATGTGCTTAGTCAAGGTGCTTATCGTCACATCCCTTGGAAAAATCACAGAATTCATTGCCTTAATTGGTGGTGACGACAACTCAATCTATTTCATGGTCCAAGGGGATGAGCAACGTTACAAAGACGTGTTGGCGCTCTTGCAGGAGCCAATTGCACCAACCATAGGGATGCTCTTTGAGTATCAACCTTCTATGGCAGGCCATAGCAACTTCTACTCCAAGGAAATGGAGATGTACGGGAACGGGCTTACAACAGCAACGCGCAATATAAAGCGAGCGATTGTTGACATTCATTTCTGTACACACATGGAAGGGCCAACAACGGGTGCATAGATGGCTGGCCGATGGTAGTGCATCGCAATGCAAATCGGCGAGTATCTCATCAATCAACACCCACAGAACATTCGCGAACAGTTAATATACGACTGGCTCTACGACCTGGTTGAATACGGCAAGAGTTTCCCAGGATGCCCAAAACGGCGCGGGCATTTAAGAGCATACTGTTCAGGTGTTGATGACTTCAAGCGGGAGGAGTACTACAAAACACAAGCTTTTTCTCTCGCGATGGCAGCAGAAGCTCTCACACTGCTGCCTGAAGAAGATCTGCAGTTAATGCAACACTTTAACGACCAAGTGGGGCAGAAACTGCGTGAGCGCGGCCTAGCGCCGCGCAGCTGGGTGACTCTAGCTCAGGCGCTTAAAAGCGCTTGAGTTAGGGTCACCCAAAAAGTCCAGGGTAGGCCAGTTGGCCTGAACACCAGCCCATGGACTTTTCAACGGCCTTTAAATGGTGTTCGGGGACCACCTCTGAAAGGGGGTGTGTTGTCCGTGCTGGCTGGACGTTAAAGGACGCGTAGTCCAAAGGGCTGCCAGTTCTACAAAAAGAGCGGCGCGAATCGCCGCTCAGTAGAGCTCAAATCGGCG